CAACAATAATTTTGCATATGAGAATTAAGAGCTTGAGGGAGATCTTCAAGCTTATTAAGTCGCAATTTGTAGATATGCTTAGTAAAGCGAACAGGATGAAATGAAACAACTCCACTAGGATCTAATCTAAATGTATTTGAATAAAATTCATTATTGATTAAACCAGTAGTGATAGTATCTGGTTCCACTTCAATACCCATATCCTTGATAGCTTTATAATACTGATCAGTATCAAAACCATCAGGAAATGAATCAAGATCATCATCTCCACCGGCGACCATATCGAATTTGTACAATATGTCGTCATCAGACACACCACAACGCATTAATGCTAGTGTGTTAAGAACTATTTGAGCAAACGTATTTGCATCAATAGTCATGAACCATCCGGATTTCATAATGCCATCCACAACCTGTTTGAACCTGCGTCCATCAGACGTTGTGTAGACACAATCTTTGTAAACTTCATCAATTGTTTGACAAACGTCAGCTTTAAATTGATCAAAGCGCGCGTCATCCCAACTGCGTGGTTTACGTACTATCCGACAATGATATTGTTTATAAATATCAAAGATCCAACCAAAATAGGAAAAATCCCAATTGGTTTTATCTGATCCATGTAAGATCTTGCCTTCGAAGCGTTTGCGCAATTTCTCAGTAGCGTTAGGAACTGTGGGATTAAATCCATAGAACATAACAGAGTCATCGCGCCACGCTTCGCTCGTTTTATTAAGATAATTGCGAAAAATACAATTATTCTTTACTAATTTGTGCACAGGCATACACGTAATGATACGAAGCATTTCTGCTTCGATCTTTTTAATCTTGTGTGGCTCGTTCTTAAGAAAGAGTTTATATTCAAAACTCTCACGCCATTCGCGTTGCACGATCTCAGCAAATTGCTCAGGACCGTATTTTTTAAGAACGTCGCCTATCGTAGCCATACCATCTGATTGGTAAGGACGACCAGCACTCTTTTTATTATTAATAGATGATGTATTGATGACATCTAAAATATAATCAATCGAGTCATAATTCTCGTCAGGCTCGTAATTAATATTAATACGAGCTTCGAGTATTGAGAGTAATCGCTCTATCTCCGCAGGCGTAGCTACCTCCATCGGCTTGCTAACGCGTGAAGTCCAGAGACTCAAATGATTCTTGAGAGAGGTAACTTCATTCTCCTTGTTAATAACAGGGATTTGAAATTTATCTTCCTCAAAACCACAACTCAATATTTCGTCCTTGAACTCACCTAGAACTTCAAGAGCCTCACACTGGATCACCCCTGTGGGTGCGCAATGGACAGCTTTGGTTCTAGGGAGCTCTTCATATCCAATAAATGGTAATGGAGCGCTCTCATATCTATCACCGAAGAAATCATCTTCTATTCGTTTGATAGATTTACGTTTATTATCAACGTAATCCTCATCATAATAGTCGATTTGGTCGCCAAAAGCAAGTTTTTTGCTTCTACGTTCCAATTCCCAGTAACGTTCCATTTCATCTTCTGAATAATCAGAAGTTATGGAACCATCATCACGTAAAAATCTACTCCTACCATAATAGTCCTCATATGGATTTCCATACGATTTCACATCGGATTCTATAGATATACGTGAGGGCAATGAGCTCGTGAACCCCGCTTCAACTTCTGCTCTAACAGCGAAGGGAGTGATCATTTCACGTCTAATTGCCGAGTTATGAGATACGTCACCTAGATAATGCATCCCAACGACCGAATTGCCACTAAATACAGGCGCTCCAGAAAAACCTTTAACGGTTGACGCGTTGTAGTGCAACTCAAGACCACCCGAACCACGTAATGTTTTACCATTAGAAGTGATTAAGATTCCATTTTGGAACCCAACTAAGCTTACGCATAAGTCATATTTACTACTGACACGCACGCCTATTTTATTGATTTGCAATTTTGCCCAAATCTTGGGTTCTAAATCGCAAACAAATAGGTCTACTGTGAATGCACTAGCCAAATTCTTATCCTCATCAAAAAATGTTGAGTCGACGTTGAGAGAGACTGAATCGTCTAAGACACTATTACCACGTTTATTTCTAACGGTACCGCTAAGTTTTACCTTAGCAATACCACTAGTTATAAGCGTAGCTACATGTCTAGCAGTAACTAAACTGTTTTCATACCTAAAGAAGCAACCGACTACTTGGTAAGTTATACCGTCATTTGAGACAAGTATAGCACCAACTGGTCGTGGAGCACT